GTATTTTGTTTAATTGTCCATGCATTTAGACCACGATTGGCCCATTCTGCAAGCAATAAATTTAAGGATCGCTTTGCTGTTTTTAAATCGTAGCCCGTGCGAACTTCTAAGCCGCAACGCTCAAACGCTTCCTCGATGTACTCTGTAACATCGAGTTCAAAATCGGTGCTTCCGGAAACAGCCATGTTACAAACCTATTTTTTTTGTTTGACGGGTGTTTTTTTTGCCGTTTTAGCTGAATTTTTAAAAGCTTTCGCCGTTGGTGCACCTTTTGCTCCGGGTTTCCGCATTTTTTCTTTAGAACCGGCTTTTATACGGGCTCTTTTAGCGTGAATATTGGCGTAAAGTCCTTTTTTCTTACCGGGCATTATTTCTTTTTCCTTTTTTTAACTCCGGAGGCACCTCCGGCTCTCATGCGTTTTACAGAGCCTCCGGGTCCACCCATTCGCATTTTTTTAACTGGTTTTTTCTTTGGTTTCATAGCCATTTTTCAATCTCCTATTAAAAATCTCTCTTTTGTTAAAAATTTCTTTCGCATTGTACTCTTGAAAATACTTATCATAATATCCTTTTTTTGCAATCTTGTCTGCCGCTTCTTGCAGTTTAGAAAGTCTTTGCACAAAGATAATAGCATATTCTTTTTCGATTACATTCAAAAAAGTACTATCGTCAATGAACTCATTTTCATCATCATCGGGATGAAAGCCCATTAACCATATATCTTGATCTATAAACATACCCGCAGATATTTGCGTGTTTAAATCTTCTAAATATTCATGAAATAAATCAGCATTTTCTTGGAAATGCAAATCAACTAATATAACAATATCTAGTTCGTCGTTAAAACAACTAATAGCTGTATATAAATCTTGAAAACCACCATCTTTCTTAAAAAGTATAGATATTTTTCCATCTTGCCATGATTTTCTAGCAAAAGGGCATGACGGCATGTTATTAAAAAAAGGATTAGGCTTTTCCACGACTTCTGCGGACCATGCTCTAATCTCATCACATATGTTTTTTTCTATGCCAAAAGTATAAAATTCGGGAGTCATGTTACCACGCTTTACAAGACCAGTATCTTGCAGAAAATTTGTCTTTTGCTGTGTCACAACTGTGCCGAGCTCGAAAGTTGCTTCTTCTTTTTGGTTGATCTTTTTTGATGCTCATGTTGGGGTCGCCAAAACGAACAAGCTTGATTTCGTTGCCTTTTTTAGCCAACACTGCGCTTTTTTTAGATTTTTTAGGGGTTTTCTTAGGTTTGTTATATCCGGCAAAGGTTTCCCCCCGGTAGCTAATACGCCCCGAAGGTAACCTTTTTGCGTCTTTTGTTGTAGCCATAACTACTAATCAAATTTCTTTCGTAGATACATAATTACAGTGTAAGTGTCTGTATTAGAATGTCCAACGGTTGTAAAAAGAACATCGCCGTTTTTTCCACTGCCGGAGTTGTTTACAAGACCACCAAAAACAGAATAATCGTGATGCCCGCTTTGATTTTCACCAAGTTCGATACAAAACAAGTTTGTACTAGCATTCCAAAGGATTTGCACTTTCATTCCTATGCATTGCCACCACATTTTTTCTATAACAACGCCAGTACAAGCGTTACCATCTGCACTAAGATTTAACGCAGAAACATCTACCTTAACAACAGCAGATTCTCCCGTTCCATCAGACACATTGGTAAACTTTAAGACAGTATATTTTGGCCCATCGCTTAAAATTTGTGTTGCTACCGTATCTGCCATAAATTTCTCCTAGAAACAAAGGGACGCAGGGCGCCCCTTAATGCTTTAACAATTACGCTATTTGAACGTATTCGATAATAAAAGTAAACGATCCTGCGGTAGTAGCATCAACAGTATTAGTAATGTTACAGAAGATGTCACGGGCCGCTGACGTATACTGCACAGAGGCAGGAGCAGTTGTCGCATCTTGAGTTTGTAGAACTAGGCTCGTTACTGTTACGTTGCCAACAACAACGGTTGTTCCGCCATCTAGAATCTCATCAGTTTGTGCCGCAACAATTTGTGCGCCAGAAGACGAAGTTCCAACTTCATAACCAATATCACCTGTTCCAATAACTGGAGCAGTAACACAGAATATTTTAATGTCTGTAATAATAGTGTTTGCGGGTTGTACAAACGTAGCAATAGTAGGGCTATCACCTGCTGTAGTATTAACAGTAACGCCTGAAGCAAATCCAACATGCTTTACAAAAGTGCTGTTTACAGCAGAAGAGAGAGTTGTAGCGCCAGTTACGGCAAGAGTTCCACCAACACTAGCGTTAGTAGCGTAAGTTGAATTAGTTGTTACGGCTCCAGTAGTAGCATTTTTTGTAATATCTGAAAAACCGTTTTCCGACCGGACTATTCCGGTAAAAGTTGTTTTAGCCATGAGTATTTCTCCTGTCTTGGCAAATGTCAGTCACGAAATGCAACTGTCAGGGAAGGTTTAATATAGCGCAAAAAAGAAAAGGCGGCAAGTGCCGCCTTTTCCACATAAAGTAAAAAACTTTATTATGCGCCGGGAGTACCGAAAACAGAACGCCAATCAGACACACCGAAAGAATATCTTTCGCGAGCCTTGAAGCGCATATTTCCAGTGTCAAAGTCTCCTTCCATTGCCGTTTTAATTGGCGAACGGTTGAAGTATTTGAACCCGTTAGGTGCGTCAGTTTTGATGAAGTATGCATCAGAATCAGTAAGGAAGTGGTTAACCACTGCGCCGTCAGGCAACATTCCCATATTTTTCATCGCATTGTTATCGTTGTCCGCAGTTCCTGAACGCAGGTTAGAGTTAAGTACTCGCTCTGCAATAAATTGCAGTTCTTTTGGAATAACTAACTTTGTACCTTGTACAGCAATTTTAAGACCACGCTCATCAGTCATACCTGCAATTTCAATCAGCATCTGCTCAAGAGAAGTCTCGTTGAGGTCAGCCGGAGTAGCTAGCAGGTTGGTTTGATTACCAGACAGAGATGGATGATCATTTGCGCATAAAGCTTTTCCGTCACCTTGCGCAAAACCGCCAGTGGCGATAAAGGCATTGTTAAGAATAGCCGCCGCTTTAATCTGCTTAGTCTGAGCCATGGAACGAGCCAAAGCTTTCGTATAGCGAGATGCAAGACGATCATATAGGTTATCTTCGATAGCTTCCTCAGTAATTGAGAATGCTAAAGCGATAGTGTCATGAGTGTAACGAGCAGTGTAAGTCTCTTGTGCATCGTCAAAGCTAATAGTACCACCTTCGCTTTTAACAGGTGCAGTAGAGAAACCGCCGAGCATTACTTCTTCTTCAAAAGCTCTGTCCGANGACTCTTCTTCNAAGATTTCAGAATGTTCGTTTTCGTAACGATCATATTCCAACCCAAATAGAGCATTAAGGCCGGGTTCTAGCTCTTTCGCTAATTGTGCGCGAGAAATAGCCATGGTTTATCCCTCCTTAAATACCGGTCGATGTAGCAGTAGTCTGCGAATCGAACCGGCTTGTTGGTGCGTTAAAATGAGCATTTAGACGAACTAGCAATGGTATACCCGCAGAGGCGTAATCATTGTTAGCAGGATCGTCTGCAATACCCACAATTCGTAATGCCAAAGTAGCTGTAGTAGCAACCGAACTAACGCTTAATGCTCCATTACCTGAACCTGTGGATGTTGAACCAGTACGGGCAGAAGTGCCCAAAGTGGCGTTAGCAAAAACAGTAGCAAGTGCAGTAGCACGGTTAGTCAAGGACGCGTCTGAAGCGACTTTGAATATCTGGTTCGGATTATCAGCAACGAAAGCTTTTACAGGAAAATTAGTATCCACGCTTACGGAACCTGATCCGGGCCAGTAGTTAAGAAAGACCGGCTTTTTTTGCACCGAGTCTTGATATTCTACGCCCATAAGTACACCAAGTGCTTGTGTAGTGCCACCATTGGTAGCACCGGCTTGATCAATTACACCTGCCGCCAAAGGAACGACGATGTTATATTGAAAAATAGCATTAGTGTTGTCGCTAGCGATTTCATACTGAGTTACCCCAGTAGAATTGACCGCTGAACCAACAAGCCCTACAGGACGAAGACCATAGGCAGTATTTTGATTTGCCATAAGATTTATCTCCAGTTATGACGGGCCCTATCTTTTGGGGCCGCCGAAAGTTACACGAGTTTGACGATCCGGTTTTGAAATCGTCATGGATGAATGTGCGTTCTCTCGCATCATATCCTGATCCACTGCTTCCATTTGATCAGAACTTTTCCTAGAAAAATATTCAGACCTTTCAGCTACAGTTTCAAGAGGGATACGTGCAAGAAGTAATCCGCCTACTCCAAATACACCTTCGTATTTACCTGAATCTACTGTTGGAGACTCAAAGTCNGGATATTCGTCCCTNCGGACTAATTCCCAACCTTCTCTCATTTTTGCACTGACGTTTTTACTNTCGTTAAAACCACGGGTTTCAGCCCGTATCCAACGATGTTTGTAACCGTCAGGCGCAGGTGGTGCATCTAACATTGACGGAGGAGCCCAAGGCTTACGCACTGCCTTTTTACTCCTTTCTGTGTTTGCGCGAGAAGACCTTTCTATGGGCGCATTTAACTTTTCGTCTTTATCACTCATTTCACTTCTCCTTCACGTATTTCGCGTATTCTTCTAGCGGCACACCCAATTTTTTCGCAATTGCGACTTGGCTAGGGGTGAGTCTAACCTTTCTCCCACTACTGCGCCCAGAGTTGTTTCTTTTTGCAGATGCAACCGACTGAGCGGGTCGTTTGCCCTGTTTATTGAGTTTATGCGGAAATTCTTTCGCAATTCTCGAATCCAACTCAGTATAATAGTCATTACTCTGCGGGTCAAACCCTTCGTCCTCGACTAATTTTTTATGGATTCCAAACGCCGCATACGTCATAACTTCATCTTGTCCAAACCAATCATTTTTTACAGCCCATGATTCGGCCTTCGGGTCAGGTCGACGAGGGGCAGGAGCCTGTTGTGGCATAGGTTGACGCAATTGCGCTTGCTGTTGCGCTTGCAATTGTTGTTGATAGCGATCTTGTTGCATTTTCGCTTGCTTTGCCCTATCACCTTCTATAGCAAGGTTTGTCAAAGCTCTTTGCGCCTCTACAACAGCTTTAGTATCACCAATCTCCATGGCTCTTGATAAAGCTTGTTCAGCACTTTCAGTCTGTGTTGAAACACGATTAGTATACTCAGACACGTAACTATTATCTAAGTTAGCCATCCGTGCTTTGACGTTAGCGTTTTCCTGTTGTATTTGTTTCGCGTAATTTATGGCTTCACTTTCGCGTCTTTCAGCCTCACGCATTTTTTTCGTAAGCCTATCAATTCTTTTTTGCGTTGCGTTTTCTGCTTTGTCGAATTGATCTTCTTGTACAGGCTTTTCAGCAGACAAATTTTCTACTGCAACCTCATTACTTAAATTTTCTTCACTCATATGTCACCTTTTAATAATGCAGTACATCTTCCGGATCTAAAATTTTAGCAAGGATTTCATCATCGTTAAGAATACGAACCTCACCACCATCAATTGCGAAACGTGACCCGGCATAGCGAGCAAACATAACCCAATCTTTTTCTTCGCACCATGGACCCGAGGGGAATTTTGCAGGGTCTTTGTATGCAAGCGGTCCAACTTTAAGAACATATCCAACCTGTGTTGACACAGATTGTTGCTCTACTAATTGATCTGGAAGATAAATACCGCCTTCAGTCTGTCCTTTTCCTCTGTACGGTAGAATCAAGATTCTCCATCCCGTAGGGTCCGGCATTTTTTCTAGAAGGCTTTTACCAATATTTTCAGGTCTAAGAACAGGCTTATCTACATAAGCCTCTTTGAGATTTTCTGCACTTTTATCAGCTACCTCAGTATCTTCTCGTTCAGATTCCATTTGAAAAGATGCACTGGGTGCGGCAGATAAGTCAATTGTTGACTTTTTCATATACTACGCTCCTGTTTTTCTAGCAGGATCTTGAGTTCCTGTTCCACGTGATTTAAGGATTCTAAATTTCCCATGAGCTCACGATATTGCTCCATTGATTTTACATTTCCAAAAGTCATAAGGTCATGAACGGCTTGTCGTCTATCTCTAATGATTCTGAAGACCGCATTTGCGGCATGAATCTCATCCATTCTTATATGTCCCCATATTGTCTAAGAAAGTTAGATTTTATCCTATCATATCTTATACAAAAGAGGGAGAAATTTATGTCATTAATTCAAAATGCGGGGCGTCTATGAACGGTCGGCGTCCTTGTGAGCGCCGAGTGTCTATATAACTATTCATGGCGTCTTCCATTGAACCTTCGTAATCAGCAATATTAGGAACAGTCCACGCCGCTCCCCATCTTATTTTAACACCAACAAATTTAGCACCTTCCGCCATGGCATCAGCAACTTCATCGTACAAATTTAACTCCCACGAACTCCGTGGTCCGCAATAACACAAAAGGTCAACAGCATGACCGAGCAAATGTTTGGAGTACATTGTTTGACTTGCCCCAGACTCTACCAATAATTTTTGTTCTTCTTCTGTTCTAAGTCCGCAAATGACACCGAAGTCCTGTTTAGTAACATCAATTGCATAATTTACTACAGAAACTAATTTTTCATCTACGCCTTCCAACCGACTTAGGCTTCTTTGCGATAATTTAAACTTGCTCATTATTTTTCCCTTGCGACGGATTTCGTCTTTTCTACTGTACGCATCGCGCCTAGACCTAGCATTCCCATTAAAACAGTTGTCAAAAGAGAACTGTCTACAGCAGGTACGGTAAACCAAATACTTATTATTGGTGCTAGTATCGTAGAGTACGCTAGAGCAAACCCACATATCCAACCAATTGCCGGGCGCCAACCTGCTACAAAAAGACTTTTGTGAGCCGCTTCTGTTTTATTTACTTCAAGCTGACCTTTTGCTAATTCTTGAGCGTGACGCTCTGCCATAGTGCTAATTTCATGCGCTAAAGCGTTCTTTTTATCCTTGTCTTCTATAAACTTATCCAGTAATCCCGATACTGGACCTATCAATTGTTCTAGCATCTAACCGCCTCTAGTTAATGACCCTATTCCACGAAGGAATGGATTTGCAAATGGATCTGCTCGATCAATAGTGTAGTCGGTAGTTCCGTAAGACCGTCCTTGACTTGGTCCTGTCGGTAGTCCATAACTAGGGGTTAATCCGCCTACATTATCCACGGGTTGTATTTGATAATTTGAACCGTAAGTTGGTTCTACCCTACGCGAAAATGGATTTGTAGTAGGCCCTGCCGGCGCTTGCAAGTTTGTGTCTGGTAAACCACCCAAACCCGTATTATCTAATATGTCTCGCCCGAAAGGATTGCGCATTGCGGCATTAAGCTGTTGCCTTCTTTTAGCTTGGGCTTCTAGTTCTGCCATTCTTGCTAAATAAACTCTATCAGCTTCCGCCGCGGCGGCAGGATTTGGGTACATAACGCCATCTAGACCCATTGTCATGACTTGCGGTGTCATCTCTGGTTCATCCGCATCATCCGCATCATCCGCGTCATCCGCGTCATCCGCATCATCCGCGTCATCCGCGTCATCATCGCCATCTACCACAACTTCAGTATCATCTACACCTACAAAATCGTCAGGCATTTTGTTAGTGCCTCTTCCAAATTC